TTCCTACTTGAAGCGTGGAACCACTTACATTAAATGAGCCTGTAAGATAAATTCCAGCACCACTTTGTGCAAACAAACTGCTGCTCAATCCATTACTTCCACTAAACAATGCCAATGCAAAGCTTGTCCCTGTTATTATAGGACTTGTACCAGATGTACCTGCGGAACCTGCTGTGCCAGACGTTCCAGAGCTTCCAGCACTGCCGCTGCTTCCAGATGTACCCGCACTGCCACTAGTACCAGCACTGCCAGATGTTCCGCTTGTTCCCGAACTGCCACTTGAACCGCTTGTGCCACTTGAACCACTTGTTCCAGAAGTACCAGCACTGCCAGAACTACCGCTGCTACCATCTGTTCCGCTTGTGCCAGCACTTCCGCTTGAGCCACTCGTACCCGCACTGCCAGAACTACCGCTGCTGCCATCTGTTCCACTTGTTCCAGCACTTCCGCTTGATCCGCTTGTACCAGCACTGCCAGATGTTCCGCTTGTTCCCGAACTGCCGCTTGAACCGCTTGTGCCGCTTGAACCACTTGTTCCAGATGTACCCGAACTACCAGAACTACCGCTGCTGCCATCTGTTCCGCTTGTGCCAGCACTTCCGCTTGAGCCACTTGTACCCGCACTGCCAGAACTACCGCTTGTCCCTGCGCTACCACTTGATCCATCCGTTCCAGATGTTCCCGCACTACCAGAACTTCCGCCTGTACCACTGCTGCCGCTTGTTCCTGCACTTCCATCCGTACCACTGGTTCCAGAACTTCCACTGGTTCCAGCCGTTCCAGAGGATCCACTGGTACCCGCACTACCACCGGAACCACTTGTCCCCGAACTGCCACTTGTGCCACTAGTTCCATCCGTGCCAGATGTTCCACTGGTACCACTGCTGCCACTTGTTCCAGCAGAACCACTGCTTCCATCTGTACCAGATGTTCCAGACGAACCACTTGTTCCACTGCTTCCGCTTGTGCCACTGCTACCACTGCTGCCACCAGATCCACTGGATCCACTCGTTCCACTCGAACCGCTTGTACCAGCGCTGCCACTGCTGCCGCTTGTTCCACTGCTTCCACTGCTTCCTCCCGTTCCACTGCTGCCACTGGTTCCAGACGTTCCACTCGTTCCACTACTTCCACTGCTTCCGCCAGTGCCGCTGCTTCCACTTGTACCGCTGCTTCCGCTGCTGCCACTGGTTCCGTCTGTACCAGAGGTACCAGAAGATCCACTTGAACCTGATGTTCCACTACTACCACCGCTACCACTGGTTCCTGTCGTACCACTACTACCGCTTGAGCCACCAGTTCCACTCGAACCTCCTGTTCCCGCACTGCCACTGCTTCCACTTGAACCTGATGTTCCGCTACTTCCACTGGTTCCGCTATAACTTAGAGCATATGATGCGGTCAATGCTTGTAGTGCATATGATGCTGTTCCCAACAATGAGGCTGTCACCCCACCATTTACAGACATGCTTCCTGTAACAATAACAGAGCCAGTTACCAACAGTGATCCACTGACTTCAAGCGTGTCTGCATTGCTTGACATCAACACACCGCCAGAATCACCGTTGAAATTGAATGAACCGGAAACATTCAATGAACCAGTTACATTGACAGCCTGAACAAGATTGCTGACATATGATGATGTCAAAGCATATGAAGCTGTGCCATATATTGGTCCACTTACATACAATGAACTTGTTATTTTTACACTGCCTGTAAATACATGTGTGTTACTTAATGAAGTTCCAAACTGTGTGCTTCCAGTGACAAATTCCGTGGAAGATGTTATATTTTGGACATAAAGATTCGTAACAAGAATATTTGAGGCGGTGACATTCTGCGTCACATTCAATGAACCTGTAATCAATACATTTCCATTTACATCCAATGTAGCATTTGCATTTGATTTGTTTACACCAACTCCTGTTCCACCATCAAATATTGAACTTGTTGTTAGTGTTGTCGCATTGCTGAATTTCGCGACATAATTTGAAGTTCCGCCTGATATTGTTCCAGCGCCGGATGAACCACTGCTGCCACTTGAACCAGCAGTTCCAGAAGAACCCGAAGAACCAGACGAGCCAGAACTTCCGCTTGTTCCTGTTGTTCCACTGCTGCCAGCCGTGCCACTGCTGCCACTGGACCCACTCGTTCCGCTTGTTCCAGAAGATCCTGCTGTTCCAGATGTTCCGCTTGAACCAGAACTTCCATCAGTACCACTTGTACCACTGCTACCAGCGGTACCAGAAGATCCACTCGATCCGCTGCTTCCACTTGTACCTGCGGTTCCACTTGATCCGCTTGTGCCAGAAGTTCCACTGCTTCCACTGCTGCCATCTGTTCCACTTGTTCCGCTTGATCCACCACTTCCGCTGCTACCACTTGATCCATCCGTTCCACTTGTTCCAGAACTTCCGCTGCTGCCAGCAGTACCAGAAGATCCACTGCTTCCAGAAGTACCTGAACTTCCACTCGTGCCACCTGTTCCAGAAGATCCACTGCTGCCGCTTGATCCACTGCTTCCACTGCTTCCACTTGTTGCGCTTGTGCCACTTGATCCACTGCTTCCACTTGTGCCAGAGGATCCAGAAGATCCACTGCTTCCACTGCTTCCGCTGCTTCCATCAGTTCCGCTTGTGCCGCTTGAACCAGAAGTTCCACTGCTTCCACCTGTTCCAGACGTACCACTGCTACCGCTTGTTCCTCCAGTTCCACTGCTTCCACCAGTTCCAGATGTTCCGCTTGAACCAGACGTTCCAGCCGTTCCACTGCTTCCGCTGCTTCCACTTGTACCAGCGCTTCCACTACTTCCACTTGAACCATCCGTTCCACTTGTTCCCGCGCTTCCACTCGAACCAGAACTTCCACTTGAACCAGATGTACCGTCTGTTCCAGATGTTCCACTGCTGCCAGAAGATCCAGAAGTCCCGCTGCTTCCACTTGTTCCACCCGTGCCACTTGTACCACTTGTTCCAGAGCTTCCGCTACTGCCACTTGAACCAGAAGATCCGCTGCTGCCATCTGTTCCAGCAGTTCCACTGGTTCCAGCACTGCCAGAACTTCCACTGGTTCCATCCGTTCCAGATGTTCCACTCGAACCACTGGTTCCTGCTGAACCAGAGGATCCACTAGAACCGGATGTTCCCGAAGAACCACTTGTGCCAGAACTTCCAGACGTTCCAGACGAACCAGACGAACCGCCGCTTCCGCTTGATCCGCTTGTGCCACTGCTTCCCGAAGTGCCAGAGCTTCCATCGGTTCCACTGGTTCCACTACTTCCGCTGGTACCAGAACTTCCACTGGTTCCACTTGTACCATCAGTTCCACTTGTACCAGAGCTTCCGCTGGATCCGCTTGTTCCAGAGCTTCCACTACTACCGCTTGAACCACTTGTACCACTGCTGCCAGATGTTCCACTTGAACCACTTGTACCACTTGTACCATCCGTGCCGCTTGTTCCAGCAGTGCCAGAACTACCTGATGTACCAGAATAGCTCAATGCATAACTTGCAGTCATTGCCCAACTTGCCGTTCCGTGCAATGATGCCGTCAAATTTCCGCTCAAATATGCATCGCCATTGCTGTATACATTGAAAAGTGAATTGCTTCCGCTGCCAATTCTGAACAATGGATTGTTTGCATCGGATGTATCTGATATTACAACTATGTTTCCATTGTTTATTCCAGTAATAGCCACATCTCCCGATGCGGAAACATCCAATGAAAGATTAGTATTGCTTCCTGTAAACAATATTGAAGAAGCTGTCAATACTGTATTATTGGATCCAAATGCATTTAACGCATATGACGCGGTCAATGCACTCAATGCATAACTCGCTGTTCCCAACAACGAACCAGTCATTCCTCCAAGTGCAGTCAATGATCCGCTGACAACAAAACTTCCAGTTATAAGTTCATTGCTACTGGTTATATTTTGTACATACAATGTAGATACGGTAATGATGGACGCGGTAACTTGGCCGAACGTGACATTACTTGCACTATTGAAAGCGAGACCACCATTGTTCTCAAGTTGAGCAGAACTGGTGACCATGTTTTCTGGAGTATAACCAGAAGATCCGCTGCTGCCAGAACTTCCGCTTGAACCAGATGTGCCACTCGTACCAGAAGATCCAGCCGATCCAGATGATCCACTTGTACCACTGCTGCCGCTTGTTCCACTGCTTCCAGATGTTCCGCTTGAACCCGAAGTTCCACTTGAACCAGACGAGCCATCTGTTCCACTTGTACCACTGCTGCCGCTTGTGCCAGAAGTTCCTGAGCTTCCACTTGTACCACTGCTGCCACTTGTTCCGCTGCTTCCACTGCTACCACTGGTTCCGTCTGTTCCACTAGTTCCGCTGCTTCCGCTTGTACCAGCAGATCCAGCACTTCCACTCGTACCAGCCGATCCTCCACTGCCACTTGAACCACTCGATCCACTAGATCCATCGGTACCACTTGTTCCACTGCTACCGCTTGTTCCAGCACTTCCACTTGATCCACTGCTTCCATCTGTACCAGATGTTCCGCTGCTTCCACTTGTGCCTGCCGATCCAGACGAACCAGATGTACCAGAAGATCCGCTGGTGCCGCTTGTACCACTGCTGCCAGAAGTTCCACTGGTACCACTGCTACCACTCGTTCCTGCTGTCCCACTTGAACCAGACGAACCTCCTGTACCTGAACTTCCTGACGTTCCGCTGCTTCCACTGGTTCCATCCGTTCCGCTTGTACCAGAACTTCCGCTGCTGCCAGAAGTTCCTGTTGTTCCAGAAGAACCAGACGTTCCAGAAGTACCAGACGAACCAGCGCTTCCACTTGAACCATCGGTTCCACTTGTACCACTGCTACCAGATGTTCCAGAAGAACCAGATGAGCCGCTGCTACCACTTGAACCACTTGTTCCTCCAGTGCCGCTGCTACCAGCTGAACCAGATGATCCACTTGAACCAGAGGTTCCACTTGTTCCGCTGCTGCCACTTGTTCCGCTTGTTCCACTGCTGCCACTGGTGCCAGAGCTTCCACTTGAGCCAGAACTTCCACTCGATCCAGATGTGCCAGAAGAACCGCTTGTACCGCTTGAACCGCTTGTTCCACTGCTTCCAGAAGATCCCGATGTTCCAGACGATCCACTGGTTGCGCTTGTTCCACTGCTTCCGCTGGTACCACTGCTGCCGCTGCTTCCACTTGAACCAGACGTTCCGCTTGTACCGCTTGTGCCACTGCTGCCGCTAGTTCCAGACGTACCCGAAGTACCATCCGTTCCGCTGGTTCCGCTTGAACCAGAAGAACCACTCGTTCCACTCGTTCCACTCGAACCGCTTGTGCCAGAAGAACCAGCTGTTCCACTGCTTCCACTGCTTCCACTCGTTCCACTTGAACCGCTTGTACCAGAAGTGCCACTCGACCCTGATGTACCCGCTGTTCCACTGCTACCGCTGCTGCCATCTGTGCCAGAAGTTCCACTGCTACCAGAAGTGCCAGAAGTTCCACTCGTTCCATCCGTGCCAGACGTTCCGCTTGTTCCACTGCTTCCGCTTGTGCCACTTGTGCCGCTTGTACCAGATGTGCTGGTATTAAAGGCATAACTGGCTGTCACAGCATATGATGATGTTCCTTGGATTGAATATCCTTCCTGCACAACAATATTACCATCAACCAATACACTTCCTGTGAAAGTATGAGTATCGGTCAAACTTGTTCCAAATTCGGTACTGCCTGAAACAAAATTAACACTGCTTGTGATTGTGACAACATGAAGATCTGTTACTTGAATTGCCGAAGCGGTAATGCTATTGACGTTGATGTCAATTCCATCTTTTATGCTGTCCGCCGTCATCGCATAACTTGCTGTTCCAGCAAATTGCGAAGTGCTTGTTATTTTATCGACATTGGCATATTCGACATAAGATGCCGTCAAAGAATATGAACCAGATTCGGAATAAGACGATGATACTCCGTATGATGAACTAAGAGCATAAGAAGCGGATTCCGCATATGAACCAGAAATAGAATATGAACCAGATTCAGAATATGATGCTGTTACGGCATTTAAAGCCCAAGATGCCGTGTCTGGTGCACCGATGACATAAGACGCTGAAACTGCATAATCGGAATATGATGATGAAAGTGCATTAATAGACCAACTTGATGTATCTGGCAATCCAAGCACATATGAAGCTGTCAAAGCTTGACTTGCTGTCAAATATGCAATTTGGTCACTTTTTATTGAACCAGTTACAACAACATTTCCATTTATAAGTACGCTGCCAGAAAAACTGGATGTACCAGTTACAATCAAGCCATTTCTGACAATTAGTTCGTTACTCATAAAAATTTATGCGAATATATTATAAATATATACTGCCTCTTGAAATCTCTTTTTATATACGGGAAGAATCCCGTTTTTATATGAGATGTACATGATATCCGCATGTTTGAAAAATCAAACAATCATGCGTATCATTTTTATTGTCCATGTACCGCTAAATGCAGTAGCGAGCAAGTTTATGTTTCCGCCGGTGTTATCTACCGAAAGATTCACTGGTACAGTGCCGATTTCACTGACCTCTGTGTTGTAATATTTAACCATAGTATTGTTCCAATTTGCCACCATCTCACTGGCTTTGAAATTATTGACCCCATCATTGATAGAAATGAGCCATTTTGCCGTGTTTCCATATTCAATCGGTATGGTATCAATATATACAGAACCAGAATCTGGTGTAACGTCTACTACTATGTTTGTTCCTATTGAACCAGTTGCTCCCGCTTCTCCGCTGATCGTAATACCATTGAAATTTCCGTTCATTTGTGAGAAGTTGACATAACTTGCCGTGGTTGCAAAATTTGCCACGTTGGCTGTTCCAGCAGTATTGGCGAAATTGGCTATCTGTGTCAATCCTGGGAATCCTCCAAAAGCTCCAACAGATGCGGCTGGCGACTTCATTTGCACAGGTGTTGCTTTTCCTATTTCCGATATAGAAGTTGTATTGTCTGTCAAAACCTCTGTTGTAAACAATATTTTTCTTGGACTGAATGCCTTCTGTACTGTTGACTTGTAGTTTTCAAATTTATCCGGAAGCAGATACGCATTGACCATCAGCGTGAATGTGCTTTTGACCATTCTGTCGTTTCCAGCGTCTGTGGATGTTTCAAAACTATAATCGCTGACATTTGTTCTGAACTTGAATCTTTTCTTGTCTCCCCAATAATCTTCTGTGGCAAAGCTTATTGCTTCTATAATCGCATTGTTTTGCTCGATCAATTCCGTCCACACAATGAATTCGTAATTTATGATCACATGATCTGGCATTGCGACGGAATAAGCTTCCTTGACTGGAGCAAATCCGTTCATCACTGAAAACTTGTCGTATTGGTTCTTTTGTGAGAATTTCTTTATCGTTGGATATTGCAAATAGCGATTAAGTGTTATGAGACTGTCATTTCTCTGCATTGCGCTTCTTCTGAATGCAATGGCTGGAGTTTGTATTTTTCCATTCTTGTCTCTCATTGCACCGTCTTTTCGTATGGTTTTCCATCTTTCTGGCGATGCATAATTGATTGGAACTTTGATCTGACGACCAGCATCAACTATGGTTGGACTTATGACATTGTCCATATGAGTCATGATGGTGGAATCAACATCAATCAAGGTTATTGAAATGTTCTTCTGAGTATCAGTATCTCTGCGCAGATCAAATGCTCGATTTGGATTATGGTTTGGACCAAATGAAGATTCCTTGATCGGCTTCTTTGAATCAGACATCTCCATTCCAGTGTTTACTGGATTGAATGGTGGCACATTTATTGCCGGTTTAGATGATGGTCCACGCCATGCCATGATTAGTCATTCCTTTCAAGTATGTTCAACGAGGTATATTTTGTGTAATGTGTATTGCAGATTATGCTATGGCTTTTGTCGGACTGACCTCCAAGCAATTGTTCTTGTACAACATTATCCACTTCATAATAACGATCATTGAAGAAGATGATGTCACCGATTTCAGGATAAAATTCAAGCTGTTGCAGCATCTTCTCGCGCATTTTGAACACATAATTTTGTGAACGATTTGGACCAAAGTCATCATATTCCGCTTCCATTTCACTGCGTTCAATGAGTGCCGAAATTTGAATGGCTGGAAAATACCATTTACCAGATTCCGACGATGTTTCCCCATATATGTTTGTTTTTGTCTCGTTTGGGCAAATTTTGTATATTTGAACAATATTCTCAATAATGTCTCCCATAAGCTCGGCATTGAACTGAGCGATCAGAGCTAGGTCTTTCTTTGAAAAATATCTGCCTTTTAGTCCCATATAGTTAAGTATTATCTATAAGCTTTTTATCGTCAGAAAGTTGTTCAACTTTTTGATCTGAATACAATTTTAGAAGATCATCTCCGTATTCGCCTCCAAGCAAAGTAGTGCCCTCTGGAACTAATCCCACCGACATTAGCATTTGCAGAGTTTGTGGATTGCTCATGGCATTTAGCAGTTTGGCTGGACTTGGACGGCCATTGGCAATGATTTCTGCTTGTAGTTCTCTGCCAATAGTGACAGTAAACTCATAATTTGCATTGGCCTCAAACATCTGGTCGTCTGTATATCCAAGTATGCGAGTAGGTTCACAGATTTCATACAGTTCCGCTATGAGTTTTTCCAGAATTTTAATTTCTTCGCGATTAAGTTCAAATGCATGTTTTTGATCTTCCAAATGTGATTCAATTTCTATGATTTCAGCTTCCAAGTTTAATAATACATGTGGTAATGCTGGAACTGTTTTCAGATGTTTATACTCTTCTAGTTTTGCTTTGTATTTTAGTTCCGCAGCTTTTTCAAGTGCAGCAGCACGCTTTCTTCCCACCAAAAATCCTTTTAGTGTCTTGAGTTTTTCCCAAGGAGTAGAACCAATGACTTGGTATCTGTAGTTGAATTCTGAATTTAAGTTTGATGCCATAATATTTTATATAACGATTGTTTATGTTAGTGAATATCCTGCTGCTGCTAATCCATATCTAGCTGTTGGATTGGAATTTACTGTATTAGATGCGACCACACCCGTATTACTAACAAGGTTGGTAAGAGCATATCTAGTACCATTAACTTCGCCAAATCCAAATATTGCTTTATCACCACCGTATCCAGAAGCAGCCAACCAACTTCTCTCTTGTACACCTAAGTTTGCTGCATCCGACGCGATTACTCCTGTATTGGATACTAGATTAGTAGTACGCTGATACTGATTACTGCTTATTCCAAATCCAAGTATAGCTTTGTCTCCGCCGTAAGTTGCTCCAGTACATTGTCTCCGTGAACTTCCTGCCGCTGCGCTTGTATCTGATGCAACAACACCAGTATCGCTTATGAGATTAATAGTTGATAATTCGGTAGTATCATTGGTTGTTCCATATGCAAACATAGCTTTACCAGCCCCACCGTATCTGGTTGCTGCTAGGTTCCATCTAGCCGTTCCAACGCCAGTCGTATCGCTGGCCACAACACCGGTGTTGCTTACTAGATTTGTCATGGATACTCTATATGGTGAAGTGCTGCTATCATATCCATATCCAAATATAGCTTTGTCTAGACCATAACCAGTTGCCGCCAAACGAGATCTGATAGTTCCAACACCTAATGTATTACTTGCAACAACCCCAGTGTTGCTTACAAGGTTGGTCACGCCTGCTCCAAAAAGACCAGAACCGGGAGTACCGACCCCATATGAAAAAATAGCTTTGTCTGTACCATAAGTTGCTGCTGCTAGATTATGTCTAGCAGTTCCGACGCCTGTTGTATCATTGGCCAGCACGCCTGTGTTGCTTACTAGATTGGTCATTGAAACATAATCAGCAGTAATACCATATCCAAAAATGGCTTTTTGTGTATTGGATACAGCAATTGGATCACTGTATACTTTGCGAATTTTAAATGTAGACAAAACGGAAGAACCATTATTTATATTGGTGTATTTCATTGTAGCACCGCTTGCCCCGCTATTATTATTGTTTAAATATTTTATAGGCATATGCTTATAATCCGTATGTTGCCTTTGTGGAATTATAATTCTGAGATATCTCGCTTGCTGTTAATTCTTTGTTGTAGCACAATGCCTGACCTATTCTTCCATTCAGTAAGTTTCCACCGCCAAATGCTGCTATATTTGTAGAACCATTTCCACCATGTGCTGATTTATTTGCAGTATATGTGCTGTCCAATGCACCGTTGATATACAAAGCCATTCCGTTTGTAGTGCTAAATGTCAGCGCAATGTTATACCAAGTATTCAAACTCAATGTGCCAGTTGATGGATATGCTGCATAATTTCCCCAATTGGCGTGACCAGAATAAATTCTATTACTACCTGCCATATACAAGAAATGGCCACCAGTGTCACTACTGATCATGTTATTGTCACCATATGCATTCAGATACACCCATACATTTTTTGTATATGCTGTGGTTGGAAGAAGATTGGTCGTAGCCCCAGTTCCATATTGCGTTGTTCCATTGAATGTGAAATAAGAAGGCGTGCCAGATGTGTATGTTGGGCTATTGACTAGAGTTATATTTGCGGAATTTCCAGATATATCATACCAAGTATTTCCACTGCCATTGTATGACGATGCGTTGTTTGGATTCAAATTCATCGTCAAACCAGAAGATACAATGCCACTCGGATTAGGAATGATCAATTTTACGTTGGATGTTCTGGTGTTGTTGCTTCTATTTTTGTATTTTATAGTGGGGTTACTCGTCAAAGTATAATTCATCGATGCATAGACTATGTTATTTGTAGTAGTATCTTCCGCGTCTACAAATACTCCGTTTCCATAAGTTATATGATTTCCATTTTCGTTACTGGCGGGTGGACCACCGGATGATATATTTGTCCAAGTAGCACCATCGGTAGAATATGCGGGTACATTCCCAGCTATCACAAAATATCCATCTCCGTATGTAACACCCGTGCCGTTTCTACCAGATATGGTTGCCCACGTGGCTCCATTGTCCGTGGACCTCGCCGCTGCAATTGGACCAACAACAACCCATACACCGTTTCCATATGCCGAGCTGTACCAATAAGTATCTGATGGTAAAGACGCAGAATTCCAATTTAATCCATTTGTTGAAGTGATACACGCTGATCCAAGATAGGGAATAGCTAAAAATCTTCCACCTCCAAAAGCAAGATTTCTGAAAGAGATACCTACTGGCACATTTGTAGGTCTACCACGACCTGTCCAATTTATTCCATCGGTAGATGTAAGAATTATGTTATCTGAACTGCTTTCACAAGTTGTTACCCAAATATTATTTCCATAAGCAATTCCCCATCGAGCATTATTTGCTGCTTGATATGTATCGGTCCAAGTTAAACCATTATTGGAAGATGTATATAAAACTTTATTGTTACTGGTCATTGGCGACACAGCCACCCATAATCCATTTCCATATGCTGCATTTCTTATCCCGCCAGCACTGGACACCCGCTTGTCCCAAGAACCAGTTCCACTTGTAGATTTGGCAATAAAATCGTCGCCAACAAGAACAAAAATACCATTTCCATAGGCTATACCATAATTTTTCAATGAAAATCCGGTACTGTTTGTTGTCCAAGACCCTGGTCCATTTGCAACATTTGAACCAACATTGCTTCTGTTTGTAAATTTTACAGGCATGTCGCAAAAATCATCCTATATAGATACCCATTGGGATTCTTTGCAATACAGTCTGCATCTGCTGTGCCTCTGCTTCGCGCAATTCCATTTGGGCTTTTCTTCCAGTTGCTTCCAGATTTTCTCTTAGTTGTGTTATTAGAGTTTCTTTTTCAGCAGATGCCTCCTGTCTCAGTTCGGCACCATCAAGTGTGACTTCGGCGCCAGGAATTGGTATGGTTGAATATTTCTGACGAATGCTTCCAAGCAATTCCTTGCAAAGCGCCAAGAAATATTTTCTTATCCACTGTTTTCCAACACTGTTGATACCAGAGTATGGAATTACATTGTATGGAACATTGCTGTAATCGCCAATGAATGAAGAGGAGACATATGATCCGCTCAGATTATAGAACGAACCAGAATTATATATTCCTTGACTATCTCTGTCTTTTGCAAGAAGATATTCAAAATACATCTTGAAGCTGTAGGTAGGAATTGGAAATATCTTTATTTTGTTGTTTACCAATTCAAAACTAAAACCAGATTTACGAACAAGATCATTGAATTCAATTGCCTGCATACGAAGCAAGTCTTCAAAGATTGGCGTCATCAAAAATTGTGTCGCAGGAGAATAACCAGCAAATCCCATCTCATTCAAAACATTGCTGTAACTCATACCAGTCATGCTGAATGGATCATAGATACGAGCGGAAGCAGGACTCATCTCGTGAAATATTCTGCGAATTTCAATTCTGTCAAAACTTTCACTGACATCTCCCCACAATGCCTGCAAATCATATGTTTGCTTGCTGCCTGTCACATGTATCCATCCTTTTTTCCAATCAACATTTCCACCGACACCAAATTCTGTTCCATATCCTTGTGCCAATTTTATCAATTGTGGAAGACCGCTGGCGGCAACATTTGTTTGAGTGAGATTTACATTTGTACTTGTTCCCTGTAATACTCCAATATTGTTTCGAATATTGAATTGATTTACTTGCGCACTGTATTCAAAACATGCTTCTTCAAAACAGGCGTAAAAATTTGAATCAATCATTTCTATGTCAACAATCGGATAACCAAGTCTTGTTGCCGCCCATTTTGCTGCATTTGGCGCATCGACAATGAATTGAGGATCGGTTTCGAAATATCCAAAAGGAGTGCTGCTTGAAGTGATGGCAGAACCGCTTCCTGGCCATCTTACTCTATCCTGATCTACAGTGTAATTTATGGATGTATCTGGCATATTATATAAATATGATATCGAACTCTCTTTGCATCGCTATATTTATTATACTACCACGAATGAACAGATGAGTAATATTTATAATATATATGGGTAATATCAAACTAAAAGACTTGGTTTTTAACAGCAATCTGAATGAATCCGATACCAATGCATTGGATGCTATGGCAAATGCCTTAAAAGGCAGAGAAGACCTTGTTAAACTGGCATTACAAACCGCCAAGAAGTCGGAACATCCAATAGCCGAAAACATCATGAAAAATCCAAAAGTATTAAAAAAAATAGCATCAATACTTTTGATGGCGGGATTGAATGCTCCAAGCGATCTTAATGCAAGCGACGTACAAACAAAGATAAAACAGATTTTCAGCAATCCACAATACACGCAAAAATCGGAAGAACAGCCGCCAGTCAGATTTATTATGCCACCTTCAGATCATGCATACAACAAAGGTGCCGGAGAAGAAGTCCCTCCACCGTATGATCAAAGCGATAAAAAGAAATCGAATGATTCATCGCAAATAATATTCAACGACGAGTTTGTCAATAAAATGGCCGATGCAATCTACAAAGCAGAGGGTGGAACGAAAGCAAAGTCTCCATACGGAGTTTTATCTATCAATTTAAAAGGAAAAACGCCAGAAGCAAAAAAGGCAGAAGCAAGACAGATAACAATTAATTCAATACGCAATAATTGGAAACGATGGCTGGCCACAGACAAAACCAAGGATTTCGTTGATTTTATGGCAGATAGATGGTGCCCAATATCTGCGGACCCAGTTGGAAACAGAAACTGGAAAAGCAACGTGAAGAAATTTATGGGAATAAAAAGTCGCTGATTTTTTAATTCAGCGGCCAATCCTTAAGGTCTGCCTTTGATCCTTCAAGCAACTTCTGCTTGTCCTTTGGCAACTTCGGATTGAAGTCAATACCCGTCTTTTGTTCGATTTCTTCAATGCTTACAATATACTTTGGAAGATCGGCAACTGGCAATGGAGCATTTGGGAAAAGGAAAGATATTGACTTGTTTGCCTTGGCATCAATAACCACTTTCCAAAGATAATCAGGAATGCCAACTTTGTTATCTCCGATTGTTTTATAATCCTTGTTATAGATTGTGCCGCTGATAACATACAGATCCTTGCCCCCATCAACAACCCAATTTCTTACACATGTTTCCAATTGTTTCCAAATTCCGCGATTGTGATTTGGAACTTGTGGAACCATATTGGTGAGGAAGAAACTTTCGCTCATTGTTTCTTCGTTTAGAGTAGAATCACCAGCGGGTACAAGATGCCCACGGTCAAATGGATGACCAGCATAGTCACTTAACAACGATTGGTTCTTCTTTTCAACTTCTGGATCTGGACGAAAATCGTCCTTGCGCTTTGCTGGACCAGTAACCTTGTCTTTGGTTGGATGCTCAACAACATATTCAGCGGTCTTTGTATCAAATCTATAATGTATGGCATAAATTTTTTTCACCAAATATTGATTATTTTTTGTTATCGAACTGACTGGTGCGCCATTTACTACAATGTTTGATGCCTTATCATCGATTGGATTGGCGACCAAAACGGTGACCAATGTTAGCATGCTCAAAATATATGTATATAATTTCTTCATAGGCATAAAGTAATATATATCACATAGACAATAAAAAAGACCCGCCTTGCAGCGGGTCTTTTTGTTTAGGAGTTTAACTCTGTTAAGAATTAGACTTCGTTCAGGGCACCGATCACGATCTTGCCGTAGAATTCTGGACGCAGAATCTTCTTGGCATAACGTGTCATCACGCCACGGCGTGGTGTGAAGTTCACTGGATCGTACACGAGTGGTGTTTGGATCAGTGGGATGTATGGAGCATACACAGCGCCGGTTTCGAGGAAGTTTGTTCCACGGAAACCAACCAACATGACGTTGTCGGTCATGTATGGGTTCTTGTATACTGTCCAACGGTTGCTCAGTGCGCCAACCTTGGCAACGCCCATAGCAAACTTTGCTTGGTCGCCGTCGGTGTTGGTGGTGAATCCTGGGATGGACTCGATGATGGTAGCAACGTCTGGGCTGCAAACGAGGAAGTTTGCACCGCCACGCAGTGTCAACTGGTGGATCTTGTTGCTGACCTTTTGGATCTTGTTGCCCAGAGTTTGGAACCATGTGCTCTTGACATATGCAGTGCGGTTAGCAGCTGTTGCCACGAACTTGTTCTGGGTGGTGTCGTATTCGTCACCGATACGTGCTGACCAGTATTCGGTTGTAGCCGAAGGAGCAGCAGTGACCAACATGTCGAGGATTTCGAGGTCGATTTCCATCGAGACGTATTCTGACAGAAGAGCTGTCAGTTCGGCTTCAGCGTCGATGCTGTGATAAGCATTCAAGTCCTGAGCCAATTCTGGTGTCCAGACGGCCTTCAGCTTGCGTGTCTTAGCAACGATTGCTTCGCTCTTCAGTTCCAGATTTACTTCTGGAATTCCAACGTCGTTGGCGATACCAGTTTGATTTGGTAGACCAGCGCCTTGATCTTCGAAGTCGCCACGTGTTTGTGCTGTTGGTTGTAGGTGATACTGAACCTTGACGCTTGGGGTAGCACCGAGGCTAGAACCAGATACAATGAAGGACACGACGTTTGTCGATGTGTCAACAGTTGTGAATGCTGGGTAGAAATCAACAATGCCTGAACCAGAGATGGTGAAGGCGCGGATACCTGTTGTATCATATCCAGTGTCGGTTAGGTCAACGCCGATCTTGAAGATCTGGGTGCGGTCAACGGAAGAAGAAAGTTCTGGAACGAACTTTGCATCTAGCCATGAACCTGTTGTGGATGTACCTGTGAAGTTGGAAGAACCAGAGACATCGTTGATGGTGTATCCGAAGCGGCCTTGGCCATAAAGACCATTGATAGCGCTGTCGGTTGAACCCAACTTTGTGCCTGTACCGCCGAACAACGACTGACCGTTGAAGGCTGGCTTACCAGCTTGGTTTGTACCATACTTGAAGTCTAGATAGAACACCAGACCTGATGGTAGGTTCATTGGCTGAACGCTGACGAATTCCTTTGCGGCGATTTCAGCGAAAACACGGCGAACCAATGGAAGAGCAACGCCTGCCCATTGTTCACTGTTTGCTGAAGTACCGGTACGGGTAGCTTCATCGATCAGCTGCTTTGCTTGATTTTCCAAAAGGATGGACATGTGAGACTTTTCCATGTCGTTTTTGATTCCTTCGAGAAGACCAGTCTTTTCCCATTTGGAAACAAGTCCACGAGTTTCGCTCATGAGCTTGACCATTGGATTGGTTGTCTCAGTTAGTAGTGATTTGATATCTGACATAATGTTTTCCTATTTTTTGTTGTTGAGGTTTACTTACGAATACCGGCCAATTTCTTAAAGCGGTTTGCCATGTCGGCTCCTTCGTTAAGAACTGCGGTTGTTGTCGGCTTGGTTGATGCGACTGGCTTGCTGGCTAATCCTTCAGTGATATTCTTGACAGTTGTGGAAACTTGCTTTTTGGCTGTTTCTGCTGTCTTCTTTGCACTGCTATTTAGGGATTCTGCGAGCGTAGCGTAAACGAGTTTTGCTTCACGAACCGACTTTGTGAGGTCAAATGACTCGATTATCTTCAACTTCTGTTCATTTGTGAAATTGCCCTGCTTGAACAGTTTGTTCGTGTAGAGCAGCTTCGAGTTGAGCAGGTTGATTTCATTGATCTGGTTCCGCAGATATGTTACAGCGCTGCGGTATTCTTCTAGTTCCTTCTTCAACGAAATGTTTTCTTGGATGACGGCTTCATTGGCTTCTTCTTTTTCGCCTTTTCCGTGGTCTTTTTGCCACTTCTTTAGGTCTTCGATGCCTTCGTCTGTTTTTCCTTCTTCTTCGGAAAGAAGCTCGTCGAGGTTGATTTCTTCCAATTCTTCAGCGGCTGGAGCAGCTGTTTCTGTTGGAGCGGCTTCTGTTGGAGCGGAAGTTTCTTCCATACCAACTTCATTCAGACCGTTTTCAAGTTCCTTTAGGATTTCATCCAAAGTAGATTCTTCGATTTCATCGCCTTCCTTGAGAGCGCCGCCTGGGGTGCTCATCGCGGTGGCTTGTTCTACTTCCTGACCCTTGTTATCGGTCTTTGGAGCCTTGTTGTGCATGTCCTTTACAGGACCGCCCTTTTGCTGTGTGCCAGCGCCATCGTAATTGTCAGAAGCCTTGCGGTCTGATGATACAGCTTTGCCACCTTCACCTGGAGTGGACAGCTTTGTGGCGTCCTTGACTTCCTGACCCTTGTTGTCGGTCTTGTGGCCTTTTGTTTTTGCACTGTAGTTTCCTGATGCTTTCTTTGCTTCCAAAGCCAAAGATTTTTCCACTGGATCAGGATTTCCAGATCCCAATGTTTGATATTCTTCGATTTCTTCTTCGGCAACAGGAACTTCTTCTGCTGCTGGAGCAGGAGCGGCTTCTGGAGCAGGAGCGGCTTCTGGAGCAGGAGCGGCTTCTGGAGCAGGAGCGGTAGCTGCCATTGCGGCGGCATCCTGTGCGGCATCGGCGTGAGGAGCATCGGCAGCTGGCATTTCAGCAGCTTCTTCGGTGCCTTCTTCGGCCAATTCTTGAGCAAGCTTTTCAGAAAGCATGCTTTGTAGCTTTGAACCAAATTGCTCTTCAAGAGCAGCCTTGGCGTTTGATAGTGCAGTTGCGCGAACGGCTTTAGCGTCGGCAATTGCTTGTTTCAGTAGATCTGACATAATAGTTTTATCCTTTTGTTGATGAAACTATTAAGAGTTTCAAGAAATTGTTTTATCCGACTTCGCACCAAAGAATGGTGCATTTTATAATAAATAAATATATATGTATTTACGAAAAATACAAAATATTTTATATATTTCAGTGATTTACAATTTTGCTGATTGCAGCTTGGCCTTCTTGAAGATCTTTCACTTCGTAATAGCGTTCAAGCATATGTCCAATGTCTTCGTAGGTAGCCTGCATTCTTTGTTCAAGAATATGTGCTTCCTTGGCAAGTTTTGAAAACTCTGCCATTGATTTTTCCATGACCGCGCAATTCTTTCTTACAGTCTGCTCGTCGAACCATGCCTTTTCATCCAAAGCGGCTTTTTCAGTTTCATGCAGAGCAAGTTCCTTTGCTTCCTTCACAATCTCATTAAGCTTGTGAGATATTTCCATCAGACTTGTTTCACGATGCAGATGTCTGCCATATTCATTATAGCAGCCTATGTTTTCCAATGCTGCCTTCTTTACTTCGGATGTCCATTCCTTTTTTGGCTCTGCGGCTTGAGCCACTGCAATGTTTTCGATAAGAGGTCTTAGTTTTAATGTATTCATAAGTTTTTTATTAAGCTGATGGTTTTTCTGCTTCCGCGCCACCGCCTGCTTGTTTTGTGGCCATTGTTTTCATCGATGCAATTAGATTGGCCATTCCAGGCAAAGTTTTTGCTTGGGCATTGTCTATTTCAAATGACTCGACATCATTAACAGTTTTTATGTTTAATTTCTGAACCATTTCAGATGCAAGTGCATCAATGGTATTTGTCTTGAATGCCTGATTCAGCAGTTTTCCAAGAAGGAATTGTACTCCAGAACCAGATTTCAGTTTTATATAAGATTGTTTTTCAAGCTCTTCTTCGGCTTGATCCTTTTCAGCCTTTGCCTTTTCTAATTCGGCTTTTGCCTTGGTGGCATCAGCCTGTGCTTTTTCGGCATTTTCTTCTCCACCATCAGATGGGGTTTCAGTGTCAGCAGCTTTCTTTTCATCACCACCTGCGGCAGCTTTGTCATCCGTTGGAGCTTTTTCTGGTTTGTTTTCATCTGGGGTAGAGGCATTTTTTTCTGGACCGCCGCTCAACAAATCATCAACTGGATCTTTTTCTCCGCCTTTTTCGTTGGCTTCCATCTTAACCATGTTCTTTGACTCATACAACTTCTTCCAATTGACATCAACAACACGACCTTCGTTTGCTTTGCTTGCAATTTCGGATATAAGCTGCTTGAGAAGAGGATTGGTAATTTTGTTGTTCATATCTTATAAATATATACGTCTTATTATAAAATGTTATTTCATGATACTCTTTACCAATTCGCTTAACTTCATTGATTCTTCAACTTCTTCGTGTTTTGCATCAGGAACATTTGCGTGTAAAGCGGCGAGATATTTGCTGACTGGTCCTTTTGTACATCCAACCTTTTTGCCAGTATCTGCTTTATATACACATTTTCCTTTTGCTTTATATGGCATAAATGTTAGCGAACTTCGGACAAGATATCACGAATGATGTTTTCAATCTTAAGATATTTGTTGATGTCTTTTGGATCAACTGAAGCGATGACCTTGCCATGATTGACACCTTCACTGAGTGTTGATGGAGCCATATAAGCACCACGAGTTGATGGTGAAGATACAAGATCAAAGCAAAGCAGTTCAAAGTCATCTTGAACTTCTACTGTATTTTCATTCATTTGGCGAACACTTCCAAGACCACGGCTGCTGATTCCAATTCGAATATTATTCTTGATAAGATCACGAGCAATATTTCCAGATGGAGTGGTCAGAAGTTCAATTGTACCAACAACGGTATCACCTTCCCAATGACATTCCGTAACATTATGGCATACATTTTTTAGATTAATGACAGAACTATCTGGATGATCAAGTTCTCCAAGTGCACGACGTTCCTTGATTACTTGTTGGTATTTTTCAACTTCACGTGCAAGAACTTCTCTTGGATATACACGACCATTGTGATTCTTTTCTCCCGCTTTCTGCAATGGTCCCTTTAGAACCAATGGAGCATTTGGATTTGCAGCACGTGCTTCGCTCAAAATCTGTGGAGTGATGTCAAATGGAATAAAATCGACTAGTAGTTGCTTGCTCATATATGTTATCCCTGTGGTAGTATGTTTCTTTTGGTATTTCCCGTGGACTGTGGTTCAAGTCCACCTGTTGTACCAGTTGATGAAACAGGCTTTGCGCTGTCATCAACCTGAATGACTGAATCATCAAGATAATATTCGCTCTCTGATGCTTGACCTTCCTTGCCAGTGAAAACAATATAATATTTATCCTTCATATAGCGAACATCAATTCCAAGAACAAGAATTCCATATTCCTTTTCAATTTGGCCGACTGACCCTTTTGAAGCCTTCACGCTGACATTTTTCTTCAGAAAACTTTTATTCAAATCGTCAACAAGCTTCTTTACTGATGCATCTTCTTGTTTTTCCAAATCAAGCTTGAAATTCTTGAACAAGTTCGATATATCAATCATCTTTGCATTCGGAGTTGCTGGAGGAGGTGTCGTTGTAGGAGAACGGCCCGGAGACATGGATCCAGCAGAAGATGGATTATTTCCCCAAGTATCTTCACTTATCAATTGTTTTGCTAAATCGGATAGTTTCATAGATTTATTTTCCCATCTTGTTGATTCTTTTTGCGATTTCTTTCAAACGGGCATGTATTTCCATCATGTCTCCTTTTGTGCGCTTCCAAAGATTATCACTGTTATACCCACATTCGGTTTTCAATCTCTCGCAAATTCCAACCAGATATTCTACTTCACGCAGCATTTTCTTTGCTTCCATCAAGCCATATGATACTTTGGCGTGATTTTTCATCATGTCGCTTTCTTTGAAATTGCGATAACGACTGCGAGCTTCGTTCACCATTTCACGGTAACGCTGTACCTCCGTTCCGCACTTATCGCAGTGCAATACACCGTGCATATCATCTTGAGGACCAGTTTCTTTATATGTACCTTTTTTGCACTTTTCACATTTTTTACCTGTCATATCCACTGACTCGTTTTCCATGACTGCACCACGGCGAATCATTGGCAATCTTTCATTTTCATCGACCCCTTCACCGACTGTTGTGTCGTCTGTGTCTTCTTTACCAACAACTTTACCGCCCGGCATGCTGCGTTCGGCTGATTTCTTTTTGCTTCTATGACCACGAAAAGCGGCTGGAGTTTGATAACCCTGCACAGCACCAGTTGCTGTCATTTCTTCTATGACTTCTTCTACAAGTTCGTGGATTATTTGCTTGGCGTCTTTCATTGATCTTATTTTGCTTCGCCCGGAGCGTGTCCAAATTGATCTTTATAATACCAATAAGCTGTGCCCCAGTGGTCTTCGTCATAGTTGAGACGCCAATTTGCTTGTTTTTTTGCTCTTGTTGGATCGTTTGGATAAATCAATTTTCCATAATCATGAGCGTTTTGAACAACTTGTTTTTCGAATTCTTCTTTTGACATATCATCGCGCATACCATTGATAAACATGGTCTTGTTGAAGATGGTTTCTTCTTCGTTTATTTGTTCAATGGTTTCTCTGATAAGTTGTTTTAGTTCGCTGCGTTTCATATGTTTTTTAGTTCTTTGATTAATTCATAACTCAACATAAGTGCCATAATTTGGTTTTCCTTGACCAATGTGCCTTTGGTGATCTTGTCCAATTGGTTGAGTGTTTCATCAATCTTGATCTTTACAACGTCGTTATTAACTTTGTTCTTTAGTTCACCGATTTCTTTACGAACAACCGGAACTTCCTCGTTGATATATTGACGCAGTGAATTTGTATTGCTTACATTGTTGATATATTCACGAATAAGAATCTTCTGCTTTTCGTCCAATCCCTTGTATTTTTCGTTGAATGAATCAACAAGAAGCTTATAAGCAAGCAAACGAACATCTTCATTCTGCTGCTGATATATCTTGACAAGATCTTTCTTTTCTTCTTCTGTTACAATTCTTGTCGGCGTCTTTGTGGCAACAATACTTTCAACGATGCAACTTCTGGCTTTGAATATTTCACGAGGATCACAAGCAACAGTATTTACACTTTCTTCAAAAACCTTGTATATACTTGCCATCAATTTATAGTTTGAAATGTTGCCTTTCAAAAAGTCTTCGATTGGATAACTTTCTCCAATCTCCTTGATCAAATTATATTTTTGTACATTTAACTTTTTTTCATCAAGCTTTTTTCTTGTACGAACAATTGTATCAAGCAGTCTGTCGGCAGATGTTGCGTCTTTTGCTTTTTCTTCCATTATTATACGATACAATCTGTTTTCTTGACCAAGCTCCGTGGACTCGGAGAAGTATGTACGCAAAATGTTATTTGCTTTTGAGTCCTCTCGTCCATTAAGAATATCTGCGGTAACTTGGCGCACCAACAGTTCAAATAGTATACCCGCATTCTTATATTTAGAGTGTTTCAGCTTCTTCATACAATTTTGTTATTTATAAATATGATCTTGGATGATAAAAACTCGTATTTTAGAGCGGTTTATCGTCTTGTATGAGATTTGACTCATCCAATATAGATTTTTCCTCGGTTATTACCTTTTTTTGCTTATTATTATATCTCGTCTTTAATGAAGCGGTAATGTTTTTTAGATCTTCATCAAGACCGATTGGAGAACCTTTGTATATATGACGAGTCCTACGTTCAGTTTTAGATTTTTCCTTGTTTTCCTTGTTTCCAAGAGGATCCTCGCCAAAGTTTTTCGTATGCGGTGATGTATATTCTTCTTTTTTTCCTTCCTGTGAAGGTCTGATACCACGAGCTCTTTCTTCTCTTGTTTCTTCTTCGAGTGTATCCAAGTCTATATTCTTATCTTCTTCGAGAGGAGGTAATCCACCACCAGCCTCTTCTCCACCACCAGCTTCTGCTCCACCACCAGCTTCTGCTCCGCCAGCTTCTCCACCTCCACCTCCACCACTTTCTCCACCGCCTCCTCCCGTAAGAGCGGGATCACTGCCCTCATCAGTGATCTGTTGCATTCTCCATTCTTCTTTTTTATCACCAATAACATCCTTTTGCAATTCTTCTATGTTATCAGTGGACATATTGAACACATTATTGTACAGCCATTTTTTGCTGAACATATTGCTTTCAATCATATCTGAAGCTAGGCTGATCTTACTCTGCCAGATTTCCAACTTTTCTTGTTCAAAGATGGTGGAAGGATTGCTCAATTCAAGTTCAAAATCAACAAGCGATGCGTCCTGATATCCTTGTACATACAAGTGAACAATGGCGATCTTGGTAAGTTCCGAAATAAGAATGCGCTGAATACGACCAATGGTACGAGCAAAACGAACATCTTCTGCTGCCAATGTGGCCTTGCCAGAAATACCTTCTTCATAACCCAAGAATGCCTTTGGAATCTTGAGTGCAGCCATCATCTTGTTGCGCACATATTCAAGATCTTCAATGCCAGTGAATTCCATGCCCGGCAATGTATCAATCTTTGTTCCACTGTCACTGCCACGAACTGGAAGATAAAAATCCTCAACCATGTTGTTCAGATTGAAACGTAGGTTATAATCACCTGTCTTTTCGTCGATATATGGAACCTTCTTCACCTGACTGATGATTTTTGCCATTGCAGCATCAATGTCTGCGGGAGGAATGTTTCCAACATCAATGGAGAATATTCTTTTTTCTGGCGCACGCATGATGCGATGAATTAACATGGCATCTTCCATCAAACTCAATTGTTTCCAAACACGGCGTGCTGGTTCAATCATCGATTTTCCATATGGTAGGAAATTGCTATCGCTCAATAGTCTGAAGTGTGCAATTTCAAAATTCTCATATTCCATTCCGCCGCCCATTCCATCGTGCTGATACTTGACATAATTCAAGTTTTTTGGATCACTGCCTTCAATACGAGTGATTTCGTATGGGCTGATGGGATGAACAAGATATACACCATATTCTGGAGAGATTTCCATGCGCAAAAAGAAATCTCCATATTTGCACATGTTTCGTGTCCAACTCCACATGTTGAACTCTACGTTCAAAATGTCATAAAACAAATTGTGCAATATGCGCTTGATGTTTTCATTCTTGGAATTGATTGTAAGAACATTACCAAATTCACTTGGTACAAGACACTCATCGCTATAGATATCAAGGGCAGAAGCAATGATAGGATCCATATCCATAACGTCGTAATCTCTGAACAACTCAAGACGGCTGGCCTGATAAGCCATGCTTAAATCGCGGTTGTGTAGATTGTATGTTGAACTTCTTAAACGATTGAAACGATCACGCAAGCTGTTTCTGTCCGTCGCGTATTGTATTTCATCGGTATCAACAATCTTGATTTTCTTGCCGCCCACATTACGGACAATAACGTCCGTGGAGAACATCTTTTTTAGTCTGCTGAATAAATCTCTTTGATCTGCCATAAGTATTGTATATATATGAGCGTCTACTATATAAATATATAGAGTCTATATTTTTATAATTTTATTATCGCAGCAACCAAGTTAAGTCCTCTGACTTATTTCCGTGTATTCCGGGTCCGCCAACATGCATTTGCCAAGGATTATTATGTACACCAAACGGATTTATGCTCTTGTTCCCATTCAACGATTTCATGTTGTTTGCCATTTGTTCTGGAGATGCAACACCTATTCTATCTATTATTGCCCTCGTAACACTATCCGCTTCTTTTCTCAATCTAAGCGCAACATCTCTTATCCATAATCCTATACCCAATGCCATTACAAGATCGTCGTTATATCCTTCCATTGCTTCTGCCTTGGCGGATACCGCTCCTGTCTTCCATATAAAAACCTGCAATTCATCTAAGGCTCTGTTGCTGTGTATTATGACTTCCTTGTTTCTGAAATAGCTTTCAAGCTTTGATATGACAAGAGGGCGAGTTTTGTTCGAGGTTGTGAATCCCGGTGTCATCTTCTTTTCTTGAGAATTCAATTTATTTGTCATTTGATTCTCAACATCAACATATTGAAGATCGGATGAACTATAAAATAAATTTGAATAATTGTTGTCCAACACTTCCTGAATAACCGCCCAACCAACATTTGCATTTTCTATAACAAGCAAGGCTGTATTGTATTCTGTAGCCATTGTCATCAGTGCTCTTGCATATTCCTTTGTTGGTAATTTTCCTTTATATTCAGCCACTTGCTCCATGCTTTCTATGTCTATTATTTGAGCGGCGCTGAAATCGGCAGCATCTCCGCGAGCAACGTCGGCTGCAACCATGTATGATCGGCCCGGCTGCGGATACTTGAATATCCAATATCCCTTGTCTATTCCTCGTTTTTCAATCGGCTCACACCCATGCGTTTTTTGATACCATTCCAATGTCGGAATATCAATCACAGTATTTCCGGATGTACTAAATTCACAATCGCATTCCTGAGCGGCACCTCTTTCACCAGAAAGCTTTGTCTGCTCATCTCTCCATTTCTGATCGCGCTCTGGATGTAAGTGCCAAGGAAGACTGATGCGGTTCATTCCATTCAGACCAGCCTCTGATTCTTTCCACATCTTGTGGAACCAATTACCAACGCCGTTTGGTGTGGATAGAATAATAGCTTTACCACCAGTGGACAATGTATATTGAGCAGACAGCCAGATTTCTTCAATGTTATCTATGAATGCCGCTTCGTCAACTACGAGCAATGACAATGCCGATGAACGACCAGATGTACCAGCACTTGATGCCGCTTTGATCTCTGATCCGTTCTTAAGCTTCAATGACAGTCTATTGTCTTCTACCGCAGGAACCTTGAGCCAGCTTGGTAAATTATCATTGGCAAATCTAACTTTGGTTACAATAGCCTTTGATGTTTCCTGTGTGATACTCAAGCACAATATCTGCTTGTCTGTGTGAAATGTCATCAACCATATGGCATACCCAGACACAAGGGTTGTAATGCCCATCTGACGGCTCTTTAGAATGATATTTTGGTTATGATGAACAAAATCTTCCAATGCTTTATCTTGGAATGGATATGTCAAAAATGGAAGTGTGCCTCGAGTAGGATGTTGAATCTTCACATACTTCTTCATGAAGTAAATTGGATCCTTTGCACACTTGGTGTATTCTTCCTTGATTACATCCTTGAGATTTTTGGTTTTATTATCAGACATATTTCACCAGTTCATATCTTGTATACAATGGATGTGAATGATTTGCCATCACAACATCTGGTATTTCGCATTCCACATATTTTCTAAACTGGCTTGCTGATGGATCAATTATCACGCCCTCGACCTCAACCCAATCATGGTCGATGGTATATTCATCGTTTTCTGTGTCCAATGGACTGATGAACAAATATGCCGCTGGTTGGTCCAAGTGAAAGTTTCCATTGGCATGCTTTGCAAATATTCCATTATTTTTCAACTCTTCTGCCAGATCTTTGGCAACAAATTGGCAATGCCCCTTTTCTGGGTATTTTGATTTTATCCGCATCGCCAATCCATGTATGACATTATTTTGCGGTAAGAGTTTTATCAATTTCTTCATTTACTTTCTTCAATTCCTTTTCAGCAGACTTGATTTTCTTAAGGCAGGTTTTCCAATCATTTTCTATGTTCTCCGCCAATTCAGCACGAGCATTATTATCCCATTCTTCCACAAGCCCGTTTGAATTTACATATGTGAATTTTTTGGAATCTTCACTGGAAAGATATTCTCTCGCTTCTTTCAATTTTTTCTTCACATCATTCAAATATGACAACTCGTTCTCGATGAGCTTCTTTGTTTCATACAATTTGAACTTTCCTTTGATACGAAGCATCGTTTCTTCCTCAATAAGACAGTCGAAGCACTTCTTTGTTTTGTAGTACATTTTTTTGTCATGACGATCTCCCCAACGGATTTCTCGGTTGCAACAAGTACATCTTTGTTCCATTTCCTCTCTAATGATATCCGATACTCTGGTGACTGCAACGGGACCATAATCCTTCTGTTCCCATTCTTTTCCACTTGAATCCGTCCATCGCTCGCCTACTTTGCGAATGATATATTTGTTAACATCACCTGTATATCCTACTTTGATATAAGGGCGTTCGCCGTTAAGATAGTCTCTAACAATGTCTATGTTTTTCTTCATATTATATAACCTTTATCATATATATGCGGTTCTAACCATAATGATGCACCGCATAATTTATTATATGGATATTCCAAGCGTTGCCTTTGCAGCTTTTTGAATTGGCGCGTATTCTGCGGGATCCAAACCAGATTGAGCAAAGCCTTCTTTGGCGCGTTCAAGTGCTTTGATTTGAACTTCCTTTGGCAAACTCTTCATCAACTTTAGCAATCCGACATAACTTCTGAAGTTTGTAAGATCATCGGCAGAAGGCTTGCGTTTGAAAATAAGTTCAAATACTTTTGATACACTGTTGATGCGATCTTCCGGCTTACTCTCACTTGTGGGAATATCGGTATAAACATCGACTTTTTTTCCTTGATAATCCATGTTCTTGGCAACAAGACGATATGCCTTGCGAACACCTTGAAACCCAGATCCACTTGTATTAAGAGTGTATTCTGATGGTAATGCGTGGGTGGCATTCACAGACACAACACTTTTACCCTTTGCATCAATAAGTCCTTTCAATTGACCGGATTCTATTTTGGCAGCGGTTGTATTGGTCACATATACCGCATTCGGCAGTGCTGTCGCCGCACGGGTTAGTCCACGAAGAAGAATAGCCCCAGCCAATCCTTTTATACTTGATTGCAGATCCGCATATGGAGAATCTTTGATGAATTTGATCCATTCCGATGGCTTTTCATATCCTTGAGGATCCAATATCATCTCGTCGCCCTCGAAATCAATCTGAACAACTTGTTTTGCTGGCACATAATACCAAAGCGTCACGGTCTGCCCAGCAAGTGCACGCTGACTCTTTGTGCGTCCAACATAATAGAAATTCTTGCTTACTTTGTTTTTTGGAGTTGGTGTCCAATCAACTTGTTTGTCGTCAATGCTGTCCAAATATGCTTCCATAGCATCCAGCTTTTCTTTTGGTACAATAACATCAATGTCTCCGAATGAAGACTTGTATTTGGAAAGCTCTTTGTATTTCTCATCTCCACTCATCAAGTATTGAGAGCTACCGTTGAAAACAAATCCATTCTCGATATACGGATTATCTTTTTTCCAAAACCCAACCTTGCCGTTCAATGCATGAATAAGTTCCTTAACATCAGCTGAAACTGCGTTCTTTATGTCTTTTCCAGTTGGATCAACAATCTTCAATTTGGTTGTTGCCTGCGCTGGTTGACCATTGACCATTTTTGGAGTTTTGTCGTCCACGGCGGCGACTGATTGACCAGATTCAACCAACATTGCATAATGCTCTTTTATTATCTGTTTCGCCAATTCTATTCCCAAGTTGGCATGGGCTTTGATTTTTTCTACTGTTTTCATAGCAGTTGGAGTTTGAGCTTTTTCAAGTTTTTTTGCTGTTTTTGCACGTTCCATCATTTCAACAAAAGTGTCCAATACATAATTTACAAACTGTGCTCGGTTTGTAAATTTGGTACCATCCTTGGATGTTATGA